ACGATTTTCACGGTCACTGACAGCGAGGGGAAGAACCCGGCGACGAGCCGCAGAGACCTCGCGAACGAGGCGCACCGCATGATCGGCAAGGTCGCCGAGCTGTCCGTGCGCGTCGAGCAGAACGGCACGTACGAGAACGTGTACCTGGAAGACATCAGGTTGGCGTCCACCAGCCAGCAGCCGCGCGAACAGTTCCAGGAGCAACCCCAGCAGCAGCAGACCGTCCAGGAGCCGCAGATCAAAGCGGAGGGGCAGGGGACGGAGCGGGACTGGTCGATCTGGCGGCAAACCGCAACGAAGGTCGCTGTCCATCTCGCGCAGACACCGCAGGAGTTCTGGCAGAACGTGAGGATCCTGATGACGTTCTACTCCAGCGGGCTCGAACCCGCGGACGCCGACCTCCCAACCAAGAGCGTAACTAGTTACGCACCGGCCCAGGGGGCGCAGGCGGCGCAGCGTGAAGCGAACCAGTTCGTCCCGGAGTCAGCGATCAACGATCCCGGCCCCGACCCGAAACCAGAATGGGATGATTCAGACATACCCTTTTAATATGGTCTACAGGTGGGGGAACAACACGCGGCGCGCAGAACTGAAAGGAAGGTTGTGCCGTGTGCTTGCCACGGGGAGGAAGAACACGATCCTGGTGGAGTTCGAGAACGGTGAGAGGGTGACAACCAGTCGTTTCGCGATCAGGGAGAAGAAATGAGCGATGAGGGGTTCAATGAGGCGGTCGAATGGATCAGGGCGGAGCGCGTCTACCAGCAGCAGAAGTTCAACTACGAGAAGGAAGCTGACCGCCCGGTCGAGTACTGGGATCAGCAGTTCAACACGTACATTCAGCGGCTCCCGCTGTTCGGCCTCGACACCGCGCCCGGCATTCAGGCCGCGTTGAAGCTCGCCGCTACTGCGGTGGCTCTGTGCGAGCATCTGGCCGACCAGTACGAGCTGCCCACACCGGGGCTGCCGTCAGGGTACTTCCAGTGAGTGTTGTCCCGGAAGCGACCGAACTCGAACCACTCACGAAGGAGCAGGTCGCTGCGATCCGTGCGTGCCGCTGGTCAACCACGAACCTGCTCCACACGTACGCGTGGCTGAACACCGACAGCGAGGAGATCAGGGACACCCTCGCCCCCGTCGTGAACCGCACCGAGACGTACACGCGGGACACGAAAACCGGGAAGCAGGAGTGGGAGATGCTGGCCGCCCGCGACGACGTGGTCGCGCTCGTGCTTGAAGAAATGCGGAAACGGTGAGGCTCAGCGGCTTCCACGTCCCAGTAGAGCACCTGTCAGCCAGCAGCCTCGCGATGCTGATCCAATGCCCCGAGCAGTACCGGTTGCGCCACATCCAGAAGATCCGGGAAGGGATGGGGCCCGACAAGTTCATCGGGATCGTCGATCACGCCGCGCACGCCGAGAACTTCCGTCAGAAGATCCGCACCAGCGAAGACCTTGACGTGGAGTACATGCGCGGCCTGTACCGCGCCAAATGGACGCAAACGATCGAGAACGAGGGCGACCCGGAGATCGAGAAGGAAGAAGAGATGCAAGCGACCGGCCTCCTGATGATGGAGACCTACCATGAGAACGCGTCCCCCACGATCGCCCCGATCAAAGTGGAGGAACGGTTCGAGGAGAAACTCCCGGGCCTGCCGGTACCGATCGTCGGCTACCCGGACGTGGAAACCAAAGACCGGATCGTCGAACGGAAAACCTCGAAAACCCGGTTGACGAAACCGAAATCAAAATGGCAGCTGCAAGGACGCATCTACAGCATGGTGTTCGACAAGCCCGTCGAGTACCACGTCATCACGAAACAGAAGCAGCCGCAGCTCGTCACCCCGGAAGCCGCACCAGATCTGCTGCTGTCCACCGGGTTCAGGGACGCCACCCTGGAAACCCTGGAGCAAGCAGTGCACACACTCAACGATCTGTGGGCCCGCTACGGCCCCGACAGGCCGTGGCCCACGAACGGGGTGCTGCACGACTGGTTGTGCGGCTACTGCTTCGCCGGGCCAAAGTACGGCAACCACTGCGTCGCATGGAAGGAGAACGAGTGACGAAACTACCGGCTGAAACGTGGGCGGTCACCGGTGTCACCGGCCCCGACTACCAGGTGGGCCCCCGCTGCAGCGTCCCGAACTGCGGGCGCTTCACAGACCACGCCCACCACATTTGGCGCCGCTCGTTCCTCGGCGGTGACTACAACTACGTGGTGTTGAACGACGGTGAGGCCGAGTACGAGAACCTCACCGGGCTGTGTTACAAACACCACCAGATGGTCACCGAGAACACCGCCAGCATCGTGATGAACGACAAAGGGGTGTTCTACTGGGCGATGGGTAACAGTGTTACGTCCCCAATCACGCCGCAACCCAGGAACGTTTCAGAAAATCCTGATAAAAACCTCGACGAAAACCAGGGTGAGGAAGCAAAAACCTCCGGCGGTCACAAGGAGGTGTGCTCCGGCTGCGGGAGACCGATGCCGAAACCGAAGATCGAAACACCGAAAGAGGAAACCAAACACCGGAAAACATGGGCTGTCAGTGTGCCCGCCGACGAAAGGGAGAACGGATATGCGGTCCTTGAAGAACTTCTTTCAGCAGCAACTGAGAAACTGGACGAAGCGGGTCTCCACTACGACAAAGGGAACAAAGTAAAGTACTACCCGTTGGCCACCGCGCTCGGGCTGTTCGTGCAGTTCGCCGACGACATCCTGTCCGATGAGTGACTCCGACATCGATTGGGATGAGCTGCGCAAAGTCGTGCTCAACATGGCCGAACTCGTGTGGTCGTACCATCAGGCGCTGCTCGCCTCAGGGTTCGACGAGAACCAGGCGATCGCGCTCGTATTGGAATACCAGAAGTTCCTGATGAGCACATGAAACTGATCCTCGGCGACTGCATCGAGAAGATGGCGGAGCTACCGATGGAATCGGTGGACTGTGTCGTGACCGACCCGCCTTACGGGATCAACTTCCTAGGCAAAGCGTGGGACGGCAAAGCGATCGCTGAGGCCGCCGCGAAACCAGTGAACCTTGGTGGTTCGCGGCGGCTCACCGGCTCACCGGACAGCCCGAACAGGAAGATGATCGAACGGACAGGGAGCGGGTTCGCAACCCTGGCGGGGGAGGCTGGGGCGTACGACTTCTCGTTGAAAGGGAACCGTGCGTTCCAGAAGTGGTGCGACCAGTGGGGAACCCAGGCGTTGTACTCGTTGAAACCGGGCGGGCACATGGTGGTGTTCGGGGGACCCCGCACCTACCACCGGATGGCGGCAGGGCTTGAGGACGCCGGGCTCGATGTCCGCGACTGCCTGATGTGGCTGTACGGGCAGGGTTTCCCGAAAAGCCACAACCTTCCGGGCGGCCTCGGTACCGCGTTGAAACCGGCGTGGGAACCGATCATCCTCGCACGCAAACCGCTGCGAGGAACCGTTGAGGACACCGTAACTAGTTACGGTACTGGTGCGTTGAACATCGACGAGACCAGGGTCGGGCAGAGCAAGAACGTTCCCGCCTCCCCGTCGAACACTCACAGCAACGTCTACGGGAAGTTCGGCACCGGCGAGGGGCGGCTCGCCACCGGGTTCGATCCCGACGTTGGCCGCTGGCCCGCGAACCTTCTGCTCACCCACCATCCTGACTGCGTGCACACCGGACACGCGGTCGCGCCGGGCAGACAGATGAACCGGTACGTGGACGGGCCGAAACCGTTCGGCGGCGGCAAGGGCCACGAGAGCACACAGGAGACGATGCCGGACGAACTGGTCGAAACGTGGGAGTGCGCCCCCGGCTGCCCGGTCGGCGGCATCGGTGAGGAATCACGGTTCTTCTACTGCCCGAAAGTGACGGGCGCGGAGAAGCACGCCGGGGTGCCGGGAGGGAACTACCATCCGACGGTGAAACCGGTGGAGCTGATGCGCTGGCTGGTCCGGCTGGTGTGCCCGCCCGACGGGACGGTGCTCGACTGCTTCATGGGGTCCGGCACCACCGCCGTCGCTTCCGTGCTGGAGAACCGGAAGTTCATCGGGATCGAGCAGGACAAAAGCTACATGAGCGTGGCGAAGCAGAGGATCGCGTACTGGCAGCTGCACGGCGAGGAAGGGTGGCGTCTCGCGCGGGAGGAAGCGTCGTCCGAGGCTGTGCGTGAGAAGATCAAAACATCAGGACAGATGGACCTGTGGGAGATCCTGTGAGGTTCACGATCGAGGGCGAACCGGTACCGAAGGAGCGCCCACGAAAGGGACAGCACGGGAACTTCTACACACCCCGGGCGACCAAACAGTACGAGGAGCTGATCGCGCAGCACTGGATGGCGGCCAGGGGAAGGATGTTCGAGGGGGCGGTGAGGTTGAGCGTGTGGATCTACACCGCGAACCCGAAGATCGACGGTGACAACGTCATCAAGGCGGTGGCCGATGGGCTCAACAAGAAAGCGTTCAAAGACGACCGGCAGATTTGTGAGTGGTACAGCAAGATCATCACGAGCCGGAAACCACGAGTTGTTGTTGAAGTCACAGGGGCAGAACGGGAAGAGGAGCCCGCGTAGGTGTGCGTATTGCGGGGCCCCAGCGGCATTTTCGACGCTCTACTTAACTTGCTCTGCTCACAGTGACCTTGTTAAGATAGACCCATATTACATGCGTGATGTGCGTGTACAAACAGAGGATCCCCCTGACTGGTGAAAGGATGAGGATGGCGAAACGCTGTTGCGCTCGCTGCGGGGAGCAAGTACCGACCGGGAAACACATCTACTCGAAGTACACGAAGAACTACTACTGCTTCGACCTTGACGAGTGCGAGGAACGGGCGAAGCTGCGGGAGCACAACACGGTGCTCGCGATGGTGCGGGAGATGGCCGACAACGTACGAAGGGAGATCGAAAGCCATGGCTTTGAAGCTATTTGAGTATGCGATTATTCAGCAGCCGTTGAAGGACAAGGGCGGCAAGGTGGTTGAGGACGGCAGCATCCTGGTTGGCGTGAACACGGTGCTCGCCAGGGATGTGGCGCACGCGCAGATGATCGCGGCCCGCGAGGTGCCGGACGAGGCGATGGAAGACATCGAGCGTCTCGAAGTGGTGGTGCGCCCTTTTGAACGCACGAAAGTTCTGGGGATCGCCGAGCTGAACGACGTCCCGGAGAGCGAGGGCCCTGACTTTTCCGCTTTCAGTAAAGGGAACGCTTTCACGGCGTACTCGATGGTGACGCCGACCTCGTCCAGCTACACCCCGATGTCGATCATCAGTAACGCCGCGAATACGGGGGGCACATCCCTGTGGGTGCCGAAAGTATCATGAGTTTCCCGGCGGAGGTGAGAGAGAGGGAGTCGAAGCAGATTCTGGTGACCGTCTCGATCTACCCCGGTGACAGGGACATGTTGAAGTTGATCACTGATTTCCTCGGGACTAACCGGTCGGACGCGGTGCGCACAGCTGTGCGTCACTACTACGCCGACCTGTTCGGGA